AACTGAGTGTTTTTGATATAGTCCATAAAGTTGCCCCAGCTTGCACTTGCGTCAGTAACTTGAACAGCCTGCAGGTTTTTAACAGCTTCGGCATATTCCTGTTGAAGCAATATCCTCTGCTCCATGTTCAGGCGTTCGTCAGCAAGCATTGTTTCCAAAGCTTGTTTATGATTCATAAGCTTCTCGGCTCTAAGCTCATCAGCACGTTGTGCAGAAACAAGTCGAGTGCCTTCCAAGGCGTCAATGTATTCCATGTCAAGAGCGTGCATGTCGATAACATTCTGACGCTTGATTTCAAGGTTGCGTTCTGCCTCATATTGAGCCATTTTCGCCGTGATCTCGCTCGTATCGATACCAGCAGCTGCAGCCCTGTCGATTTTGGACTGCATTTTTTGCAGTTCTTCATCAAGTTTAGCGTTGGCCACTTCAAACGGAGTACCGGTGAGTTGAATAACCTTTCGGTCAAGTTCTGCCATCAAGTCGTTCATAGCACGTTCGTTTTTCTCGAACTCACGCTGAACACGACTGACTGTTTCTTCTGCTTTCTTGGGGAAAGCTTGTGTGAGTTGGTCAGTCTTGACTTTGGAAGTGTATTTATCTTCCAGTCTTCTGAAATCAGCAACCTGCGGGCTATGAACAGCATTAACATTGCCAAGCTCGTCATACTCGAAGCCTAAACCAGCTTCTGCGTGCTTGTACTTTTCATAGACTCCGTAGCCTATTGCAGCAACAGCAGTAGCTACAAGTCCTAATCCACCAGCAGCAGTAAGCTTCAAAGTCTTTAATGCTTCGGTTAATGAAGTAACCCCTGTTAAGAAGAAGCCTGCTTGGATAGCAGCTTCACCAAACTCGTTTGCCAAACTATCAGTATCATCAGTCAAGGAAGTTGTAAGAATACCTACAGACGAAAGTACGCCACCAATTGCAGTCAATTTATTATTGAAAGTCTGCGTTTTATTAGCGTTTTCCTGTGCAGATTTACCTGCCTGCAGATGTTTTTCTTGAACTCGCATAATATCTTTAGCAAGCTCAACATTACCTTTAGAAGCAGCTTTAGCAGCTTGATATTGAAGCCTGCCCGCAGTTTCAGCATCAACACCTAACTTCTGGTATTTAGCAGACAAGTCTTGAAGCTCTTGCGCTTCTTCTTGGTGTCCTTTCTTTATGAGAGTTTGAACAATCTTTTCTACAGCTTCACGCTGTTTAGCAGCTGCTATTTTTTTATTGTTAGCAACTACAACAGCCTGCGCCGCCTGCAAAGCAGACTGCACTTCTGCCTGTGTTACTTGTTGTCCGGAAGCAGCAATGGTATTTATGTGCTTGCTGATGTCCATAGAATTTAGCTTCCACAAACCATAAGCAAGAACGACCTTATCTGCATTATCAGCAACAACACCCAAACCAGTGCCAACTGCTTCGATTGCAGGAACGACTATCGGCGATAATACTTCGGCTACATTCTCAAAGCCATGCCACATATTAACTGCATGTTCACTTGCAGCCTTTATGTTGCTTACAAAAGTTTCATTCACTCCAAAGTCAGGACCGATAATGGAACTCTTAATATCAAGCAAAACATCCTTGTATTCATTGAGAACAGGCTCCAAGCCCATTGACATTCCAAGGGTAGTGCCTTCCTTGATTTGGTCTTCGATACCAGCCAAAGTTTTAGGAGTAGCAGCTGCAGCTTGCTCGAAGCCTGCAATGCGTTTCATCAAGAATGAATACAAACCTTCGGCACTCGCCTTGGCTTCTTTGATATCGCTATCTTTGAGACCTAAAGCAGTCGCCAAAGTAGAAGATGCAGGCTGAATACCGCCTTGTACCAAGTCTCTCAATTCCTGAATGACTTGCCTACCATCCAAACCTAAAGACTTAACTGCATTGACACCTACAACGGAGAATTGTCTAATTTGGTCAATAGACATACCAGCACCAAGTCCTGGACCCAAGAGAGCACGGAACGCTCCAACCAGTTCTTCAGAAGTGGCAGCGGTCGCCATAGCATCTGTATTCAAATCACGAATGAGCTTACGAGAAATACCCATAGCCTCATTCCACTCAAGCTGACGACCATTAATGCGTGTCATGGAAGTTAAAATACCTGCCATACCCACTTCGTTGGTCTCCATGGTCTTAGTGAACGCCATTCCCTTGGATACCCAACTTGAAAGCTGGTCGCCTATGGAATAAACACCAAAACCACCAGCCATAGCACCGCCAGCGTTTTTGAGTGCAGAATAAAAGGCGGTTGCAGCAGTATTTGCACTTTGCAATTCGCCTTTAATGTTGCGGAGACGGGCGCTCATGTTGTCCGTCAATGTGATTTTTACACGAGTTTCAGCCACGCCCATGAGCTACTCACCATCCTTTTTGTTAAAATAACGAATTTCTAAATCCTCAAGCTTTCTCATTTTCTGAACGAGCAATGAGTTCATCTTGATATTACAGCTACGAGCGATTACCTCAACAGCTGGCCAATCAAAGCCTACTGCAATAAGTCCGGAAAAGCCGGAAACATATCGCACGCAATTAAGTGACATTCGTCTTAAAAACAATGCTTGTATGTTTCCGGACATTATATCAGGACAACGATAATCACATTTGCTGCACTCAAGGTTTAAGCCTGTTTTTCGGCAGCCTGCGCAGTAGTTTCCTCGCTGGTGCTGCCACTCGGCGAGGGCTTCAAGTTTTTTAACTCATCATTGCGAATGTTGTTAGTCAACTCCATGGTGCGCATATAAACAGCATAGATTTCTGCAGGAGTAAGCATGCTCAATTCAATTTTATAGACGTTTTCGATAACCCATTTTGCACCTTTGCGCATATATTCCTTAACATTTTTTTCTGCGCCTTCCATATAGGCTTCGAATTCGCCGTTTTCATCCCAAGTCATTGGGCGCACTTCTAAGATGATTTCTTTACCTTCCATCTTCCATACCCCCGTGCTTAATATTCAGCTACATCGTTGACCAAGGTAATAACTACTGCACTTTTTTGGCCATTATCCTTGAAGAATGCGTTGTAGTTGAGATTGAGCATTACACCTGCAGGACCGTCAATAGCAGGAGAGTTTTTAGCAAATTTCAGTTCCGGAAGCAAAATGCTAAGGGAATAATCTTCGCCATACTTCGCAATCAGTTCCATACTGGTAGTAATATTTTGTTCCGCTTTTTTGAGGAATGTATCATCTTCAAAATAAGCTTCGATACTACCAGAAGCAGTTGCCAAACCTTCACAAGCTGCCTTACGGTAACCTTGGGCGCCGATGGGGAATTTATCGCCGTCAAGATTGTTGGAGAAACGGAAATCAAATTTATTAATGACGGTAGTAGCAGCACCATCAACTTTTGCAGAAAGATGAGTGTTGTTGATGCGGTTCATCTTCGCTTCTACAGCATTAGGACACATAGCAGAAGCTTCCACAGTTTCCTTTGCACCCATAATGTTGTTGGAGAAGGTCAGCTCGCCATCACCACCAAAGGAGAAAGCAATTTCATTAACCTTGCAACCGGTAGTTCTAATGAATTGGCTGATGCCGGCAAAGGTTTTCTCCATAGTAAAAGACGGAATATTTTCTTTAACGATAAAAATATGTTGATACTTGCCATCAACATTGGTGCTAGTAGGTTCACCGAACGCAGCCTTAAGCATATAACCGATGGCTGTATAGTCAGTCGGATTGACCATTTCACCACTTACATCATGGTTACCATAAATAGCTTCTACAGGGTTTCGGTCAGCTCTGATGGTTGCAGGGTCAGTAGCATTCTGACTGCTGACAACAGAGTTGGTGTTGAAAGGTAATCTAATGCCTTTGGTTGCAACATCTGCAGGCATTACACCATAAGTTTCTTCCCAAGCAATGACGGTACCAGTTTTTGCACCAACGGCGTGAGGACATTTATTAGTCATGTTATTTCACCCTTTCTAAAATTCTTGATAGCCACCGATAGAAACATCAAGTGACCAAACGCAGAACAGGAAGCCTTGCCAAAAATGTGGATTGTTGCCTGGCATTCCGATTACGTTCTGCTCAATTTCATTAGGTGGCATACAACCACCCTTGTAACCATTCAAAGCATCTTGGATCAGCGTCAATACTTCCGACACTCGTTGATGTCCAGCCGTGACTTGAACACCTTCGAACACGGCATCTTCTTCATGAATAGATAAGCCGACACCAAAAACCGCTTGGTATTGGTGTCTTTTTCTTTCTGCGCCTTCCGCCTTGCCCATATCGTGGATAAAGCAGAAAGGTGCAAGGCTTTCATTGAGTAAATCGGGTTCTTGGACACCAACTAAAACGGACATCTTTTTCCCAAAATGCATTTCGCAATAACTTTGCAGCGTTTCATTGGAATAGATTGCACTACCAAGCTTTACTGCGATATTGGTTAAATCTTCATTCTGAAGATATGAGCTCATACCAATCATCCAAATACCTCATACTTTCTTGTAGAAGCCTTTTTAACGAAGCCATCTTTTTCAATGTACTTCTTGACCTTATCAGCCATAAATGTACTGATTTGTGGTTCAACAATTTCCATTGCAGGTTCGTACAAAGGTCTTTCCGGAACTTTGATGTGTTTCTTTTCTTCGGATAGAGGAACACCTTTGCGAGCGAAATAGCCTCGCAATTGTGGTGTCACGGTACGCCTTGCGCCTTCTTCTTGAATTCTGCCTTCCATGGCAGCAGTCGAAGAAGTCCAACCGATTAAGACTGCACCATTGGCATATTGATAGCCAATAGCGTTGCGTAATTTACCAAGCCACGAGTCAGGAGCCTCTGCGTCAAGTTTTCGGCGTACTCTTTCAAGCGGTGTACGCTTACGCCACCTTGAAGTTATTCGTGAATTTCGACTTAACTTCTTGATTTCACGCTGTACGAACCAACCGACACTTTTAGTCAAGCTACGAATGAAGCGTGGATTTTCCCGGAGAAAACTCTCGATGTATGGCGTTACACTATCTCGGACATTAACCTCAATCATAACGACATATACCCTCTTTCATCAGACGTCAGTTTGACTGTTACGCTACCACCAACGCTATCAATAAGTTCAATACCAGCGACATAATACGTCTTGCCCTCATACTCAACCTTATCCTTGCGTTTAGGGTTCGGAACATCTTCAATTTTCACGGTTACGAAGCTACTTCCAAAAACAACTGCAGTATTAGGACTACGCATGAAGCCATTGGTTTGTTGCTGTTCGCCTTCGCCAATCTCAACGATTGCGGGAATAATCACACCGTTGTAGATGATTTTTTCAGCAAAAAGGTCTTCGTTAAAAGTGGCATCTTGGATAATTTTTTTGATAAATGGGTTCATTCTATCCCCCCTTTTATCTCGTTTCACGAATTAAAAATCTAATTCAACTCGTTTAACGTATTAAAAAATAGGGGCAGAATTATCCTACCCCTATTCACTTTTTAAATTTACAGTTTACGCATTGATTTTTACCAATACGGACTCACCATTTGCAGCTGCAGACCAAGCCACGCCAAGTTTAACAGCACCTTCGGTAGTTACAACCTTGCCACCAGAAAGGTAAACCTTGGCACCTTGGGTAATCGCAGCGCCTGCAGTCAATTCAAACACACCAACAGTAGTCACCGCGATAACATCACCAGCAACACCGCCAGCTTCTGCAACACCATAGATGGAGCCAACAAGTACAACATCACCTGCTGCAACATCACCGGTGCAAGTGTAATCGAGTCTGTCGCCTTTGCGACGATAGAAAGCTTTTTCATTAGCCATGATTTATATCTCCCTTCTGAATTAAGCTTTACCAGCGTTT